CCAAGACCGCAAAACCTACGACGCCACGGTGGCGTTGAACTACTCCGGCGCCAAGGCTCTCCTCGTAAGCGGAGCCCATTACCGCCACTACCTCAGCCAGGACCGCGAGCCCACGCCCGCCCTGATCCTCGGCTCGGCCATCCATTGCGCCGTGCTCCAGCCGGAACTCTACGGCTCGCTCTACGCCACCGCCCCCGAAGGCATCGACCGCCGCACGTCCGCTGGCAAAGCCGCATGGGCTGAGTTCGCCACCCTCAACGAAGGGAAGACCATCCTCAAGGCCGAGGACGCCCTGACCGTCGAGCAGATGAGCACCGCCGCCCGCGATCTCCTCGCGAAGCACAAGGTCACCATCGCCAAGGCCGAAGTGATGTACACCGTGGACTACTGCGGATGCCCGCTCAAGTCGGCCATCGACCTCGTCTCCGAAGACGGCTACCTCTGGGACTTGAAGAGCTGCCTCGACGCCTCGCCGAAGGGCTTCCTCGCCGCCGTGCGCTCGTTCCGTTACAACCTCCAGCAACACTTCTACCGCACGGTCTACGAGATTGAGACCAAGGAGCGCCCCCGCGGCTTCCGCTTCGCCTGCATCGAGAAGGAAACCATGGCGACGGCCGTCTACGAGCTCGGCCCTGAACTCACGTCCTACGCGGTCGCCGACTTCGAGAAGGCCGTGACCCTCTACAAGTCGTGCTCCGCCCTGGGCGAGTGGCCCGGCTACCCGGACGAGATCCAGACGCTCGACCTCAACGCCCCCACCTCCGCCGCCACCCCTATCAACTTCGCCTAATATGGAACCCAACAACGAAAAGACCCCGCTGTCCGACATCTCCGTCAGCGGCACATACAAGCTCAAGCTCTTCCCGATGAAGTTCGGCAAGTTCTACCCGGACACCGACCGCGAGACTGGCAACCCTACCGGCACGATCTCCTACCGCGTCTTCTTCTCCGACGACAAGGGGAACTGCCTCTCGAAGTACTTCAGCAGCCGAAGCCCTAAGGCGCTAAACCTTCTCCGCGCCAAGTTCGGCGGGGGCTGGGCTGAAGATAAGGACATGCTCCGCATGGACTGCACCGAGGCCGAGTTCATCGAGTTCATGCGTCCGGCGTTTCTCCAGACATGCCTGGTCGGCGTCGAGGTGACCGACAAGGGCGTGAGCGCCAACGGCCGCAAGAAGTACGGCTATAGCCTGACCTACCCCAAGGGTAGCCAGAAGCCCGTCGTCAACGACCGCCCAGCAATCGACGAAGCGAACCCGCCCTTCTGATGGACAACCGACTCAAGCTGCGGCAGGGCATCATCGAGGCGCTCATCAAGGCGCCCGACCTGTCCCATCGCCGCATCCGCCGCAAACTAGGCATCTCCGCCCGACAGGTCCGCATCGCCGCCAAACTGGCCAAGCGAGCCCGGGCCATGCAGGCCTCCGCCGAATGACCACCATGGCAGCCCCGACTCTCGTCCTGATCTCGGGGTTTGCCCGGGCAGGGAAGGATTGCCTCGCGACAGGCATCCTCGAATGGGCGAAGCGACCCGCTCGCAAGACGAACTTCGCCGACCACCTGAAGGACGCGGCCAATGACTTCATGTGGAGCCTCAACCTAGAAGGGGACTTCCACTCGGAGCCCTTTAAAGTAAAACATCGGGACGTGCTCGTCACCCTCGGCCGTTTCGCCCGCTCCCTGAACGTCAACGTCTTCGCGGAGAACCTCGCCAACTACACGCCGATTCAGATGAGCGCCGACCAACTCGCCCCCGAGACCGTCGTCTGCTCTGACCTCCGCTACCTGAACGAGGTCCGCGTCTGCCAGGACATCCTCTGGGAGCGTGGCTGGAAGGTCCGCACCGTCTTCGTCTCCACCGCCGGCGTCGGCCCGGCTAACGACGAGGAGCTCGACAGCATCTGCGAACTCAAGGCCGAGCACTCGTTCGACCAGGAGTTCGTCTTCGCCCCTAACTCCCGCCAGCAGATCATGAACGAAGGGCGGCACCTCGCCCTCAGCTGGAACCTATGAGCGACAAGCCCGAGCCCCGCCGCCTCACCGAAGAGGATTACGCCTGGGCGGCTCGCATCGGCATCTCCCGCGAGCGGGCAGACTTCCTCGCGTCGTGCCCGTCGAACATGAAGTACGGCAACGCCGAGCGTCCGCAGTACGACCGCCCGCAGTCCCTCAACCGCAACCTCCAGAAGCTCGGTAACCTCTGGTACTTCCGCCTCCGCCGTGCAGGCCTCGACGTCCGCGAGACCCTAGGCGACAACCTCGCCGACGCCCGCAAGCGCCGGGACGCCCTCCTGAAGCATTACGCCGAAGCGACGCCCGACCTCCCCAAACCTAAACCCGCACATGAGTAAACTGACGAAGTTCATCTTCGCGTCCGACAGCCACGGCGACATGGCCGACCCGGAGGCCTTGGCTGCGCTCTACGAGTTCACCAAGGACTTCAAGCCGGAGATCCGCGTGGCCGGCGGCGACCAGTACGACTTCCGCTCGCTGCGTAAGGGCGTGGGCACGGACAAGGAAGGCGCCGAATCGCTCCAGGCTGACATCGACGAGGGGAAGCAGTTCTTCGACCGCTGGCGGCCGAACGTCTGGCTCTGGGGCAATCACGAACACCGGCTCGACGCGGCGCAGGGCTCCGGCTCTGCCCTGGTACGCGACTACTGCCAAGGCGTGAAGGACCACATCAACGCCCACGCCCGCAAATGCGGAGCGAAGACCATCCTGCCTTACCACGCCGACAAAGGCGTCTATCGCCTCGGCCCGGTGACGATGGTCCACGGCTACGCCCACGGCGCCAACGCTACGATCGTGCAAGGCCTCCACTACGCATCCGCCGGCGGCGCCCTCATTCACGGCCACACGCACAACCTGGCGAGCATCGCCTTAACCAAACACGGAGGCGGGAACGCCTTCTCCGCCGGCTGCCTGTGCCGCAAGGAAGACATGACATACAGCGCGCAACGCCTAGCCTCAGCTCGTTGGGGCTCAGGCTTCGTGGCCGGGTTTACAACCGCTGGCGGCGATTATAAGGCATGGCTCGTCCACAAGATGGGCGACCAATGGATCTGGACGAAAGACCTCAAGACCTTCACCCCCCGCAGCTGATGGCTAAATCAAAGAAGCGCATGCTCTACACCCGCGTCGGTAACGACCCGGTGCTCCTGGCTGTCATGGCCGAGATTAACCGCAGCGCCGTGAAGCCTCCCAAGGGTTACCTCACCCGCGACCAGTGGGCGGCCAAGTGGAAACTGAAGGCCGGTCACACGGCGAGCGTCTACATCAAGAAGGCGCTCGACCTCGGCGTCCTGGTCAAGGCGCGCTTCCGCGTCCTGATCGGCAAGACCGGGCGGCTCCGCACTCTCGACCATTACGGCCCGCCGACCAAGCGGCGTTAAAAGTATTTGACCAGCCGACCGCACATCGGCACTAACCTCCCTCCCTATGCCTCTCCCCGCCGCCCTAGACGCGGAACGTCACCTCCTCGGCGTCCTTCTCCGTGACGCCCTCCCTTTGCCCGAGGGTCTTATCCCCTCCGACTTTCACGAACCCAAGCACGCCGACATCGCCGCGGCCGTCCTGCGCTCAACCGAAGCCGGCGTCGCCCCTGACGAGCTAGTGGTCACCCAACGGCTCCGTGAGGCCAAGTCTCCCGTCGAGGCCCACTTCATCTCCGACCTGACCACGGTCGTCGGCGCGGCCGCCCTTAACCCCGGATGGGCTGACCTCATCAAGCGCAAGGCCGCCCTGCGTCAGATCAGCCTCACGGCCTCCCGCCTCCTCGAGCATGCTAACGAAGACGGCGCCGACCCCGAAGCCCTGGTCGCCTTCACGGAAGGTTCCCTCAAGGCCGCCAAGGGACGCACGGCCACCCGCGACACGGCCGAGGCTATGCCCCTATCCTCGCTCCGCTCCTTCGACGCGGCGAACGACCCGACGTGCCTCATCGGGAACCGCTGGCTATGCAAGGGCGGCTCCCTGCTCCTCGTCTCGCAGTCAGGCGTGGGCAAGTCATCCTTCACCCTTCAGCTGCTCATCTCGCTGGCCGTCGGCCGTCCCTTCTTCGGCATCACGCCCAAGCGTCCGCTTCGGGTAGTCATGGGGCAAGCGGAGAACGATTCTGGAGATGTGAGCGAGGCCTTCCAGTCCATCACCGACGGCATGATGCTCCACCCGGGCGAAGAGCGTCTCCTGGACGAGAACCTCCACATCTACCGCGACACCCGCTCGGTCGGCCCCGCCTTCATCGAGCGCATGGCCGAACTCATCAAGCGCCATAACGCGGACTGGTTTGCTTGCGATCC